TCAAAAGCAGCAGAGTCGGCTGTAGAAAAAGCCGCTACTCAAGGTGTTGCTGCTGGGTTAACCGGCGATGCTCTTGCTGAAGTTGTCGTTCGTGCCGCTGCTGAACAAGGGCTTGGATCTGCAGTTACCGGGACGCTTGTTTCCAAGGCAATTGATAATGCTTTGCGCAGTCAAGCAGAGGCAGGTCTTGAGCAAATTGAAGTATCTACCTTTAAGCCAAATCTTGAGAAGGCTCTTGCAAGCACCGTTACAACTGGTGGTGTTCAAGATATTTTGTCTGAGCGTCAGATAGAAGAGGCTAAAGAGGCCGAGCAAAAGGCTGAAGAGGAACTTGAAGAAATTAAAGTTACTGGGAAAAAGCCTTTTGATCCTGCACTAACTCTTGGCACTCCTGACATTTCAAAAGAAACCAAAACTGATCTTTCAGAGAAAGCGACTGAGTCTAAATCTCCGCTGTCTGAAGAAGAACTTGAAGAAATTAAGGTAACCGGTAAAAAAGCTCAGTCCGGAGAAATTACTGCTCCACTGTCTACGCTTGTTGATGAAGAGCCGTTTATTGAGGCCCCAACAGTAGACGGTCAGCAGCAAATTACGGTAGAAAGTAAAAAAACATCCCCATCTGAAAGACTTCCGGTTGTTATTCCTGATGTTAATGTTCCAAAAGAAACTCCGGTTGACCTTGGTACGAAAACGACAAAGATCAACCAGCCGCCTGCTGAGGAGGAAGATCCTCTCAAGGGTATGCTGGATAAGCTCGGAGGGCTTGAGGAGTTGCTCAAGCTTCTGGCTGCGTTTGGCGCTACGAGTGGCGGCGGGTCAAAGCCCAAGGGTCCGTTGACTACAGCGACCAAAGACACCGAGTTTGGAGGGGCGCTTCCGAAGTACAAGTATGTTCGCAAGAGCATTACCCCGACCACCGAAGCGAAGACCTACGGGTTCCGCCCTGAGGAGCAGTACTTTGAGTACGTTCTCGAGGAAGAGAAACCCCCTGAGGAAAAGAAGGACGGACTCGCCAAGGGCGGGTTGGCAGGCTATGCCAAGGGCGGCAGCAAAAAGTCCCGCTATGTGGACGGTCCAGGGTCCGGTCGGGACGACAAAATCCCTGCCCTACTGAGCGACGGGGAGTACGTAATTGACGCGGAAACTCTGGCTCTTTTGGGGGATGGCTCGACTAGGGAGGGGGCACGGCGGATGGATAAATTCCGTGCTAATATCCGAAAGCACAAGGGTCGTGCCCTATCGCGTGGCCAGATTAGTCCGGACGCAAAGTCGCCCGATAAGTACATGGGCGGAGGGTTAGCCTAATGAGTGTTACAGACTTCTTGTTCGAGGGGAAAACTCCCACTCCCATTGATTTGACGAGCACCACAAAAATTCAGCTTCCGGATTGGTATACCGAATATACCAAAGGGATGCTTTCTAAGGCGAAGGCGTTCTCAGACCTGCCTTATGAAACCTACAAGCGCCCTCGGATTGCAGAGTTTACAAAAACTGAACTAGAGGGAGCAGAGGCTGCGAAGAAAGCCGCAAAGTCTTTCTTGCCCTTTACAACAAAGGCAGGATCTACTCTTGACGATGCCGCAAAGAAGACTGGAACTTCATATGCCGCTGCAATTGATGATCTTACCAAAGCATCTAAAATGTCTGCTGCTGGGGCAGCCAGGCCCTTTTTTGAAAGGGCGGGTGATGTTTCTTCTTATGGCGCCGCAAAGGATTATTTTTCCGACGCTTCTAGGGCTATCAAAGCCGGCGGGGAAGGTTCCTCATTAGGGGCTGCGCAGAGATATATTGACGCCGCCTCGGAGACATTCCCAGGCGCTGTTGATAAGTACATGAACCCGTACATCAAGGGCGTCGTTGAGCAGATTGGCGACATTGGTATTCGGCAGCTTAAAGAAAAGTACCTACCTGAGATTGGTCAGGAGTTCATTGGCGCCGGTCAATTTGGCGTTGGTCCCGGCAGCACTCGCATGGGCGAGTTTGGCGCTCGTGCATTGCGCGATGTGCAAAGCTCAATTCTTGGCGAGCAGGCTAAGGCGCTGCAAGCCGGGTACGGTCAGGCTGCGGATATCTACAGTAAGGATCTTGCGCGTCTCGTTGAACTTGCCGGACTGTCTGGCAAGTTGAGCGCGGAAGACTACAACCGAATGATTGAAGGCGGTCGCAGCCTTGCGGATATTGGAGCGAAGGCTGGCGCACTGACGAGCGAAGATGCCAACCGCATGCTTGAGATTGGCAAGGCATCTGGCACGCTCACGGCAGAGGATGCGCAAAACCTTACCCGCATTGCGGAGTCTAAGGGCAGGCTTTCGACTGAAGACGCCGCAGCCCTGCGCGAACTGTCTGACAAATACCTCACGATGGGTCGCGAGACTCAGGACCTTGAGACTAGGGGCGCTAAGACGCTTACGGAAGTTGGCGAGAAAGAGCGCGCAATGGATCAGGCCAATCTTGATCTTGCATACAAGGACTTCCTTGAGCAGCGTGATTATCCGAAGGATATGCTCAAGTTCTTGTCTGACATTCTTTCGGGAGTTAACGTCCCGTCTGTCAAGACGGAGACTCGTCAGGAACTTCCGCCGGGTGCAACTTCTGAAACGGACGTTTCAAAACTTGCTAATGCTTATAAGGTTATTGACGAAATTCTTAAATCACCGACTGGAAACGCAGTTAAAGATTTCTTGAAGAAAATGCTTGAGAAGGGTAATTAAGCCATGGCTGAAATAAAGTACCGAAGCCCTGCCAAGAGCCTTCGTGAAATGTACGAGCGTTACATTATCGAGGGTAATGACAACATTCTTGCAAGCCGCAAGAAGAAGTTTGACGTTGCAAAACCGAAAGCAAGGTCTGAAGAACCTGGCTGGGGCGATATCAGTGAGGTTGAAGATGAAGAAGAACTTACTCAAGATCAAGGAAGAGTTATTCAACCTGATGAGGAAGATGAAGACGAACTTGTTGATCAACCTGAAGAAGTTGCCTCAGCAGTTGAAGAGGACGAAGGAGAGCCTGCCCAAGCAAAGCAGCAAGCCTCTCGGCGTAACCTCTACGAAGAAGAAATCATCAAGCAACTTGAAGAAGCGAAGACAAAGCTCTTAAATCAAAAGCGTTTGAGTATTGCTGACATTCTTGGCGCTGGCTCCATTAGGAAGTCTGCCGACTTGATCCGCAGTACTCAGGCGGAGAACGAAGAGCGTGCGATGAAGGCGGAAGATCTTGCGCTTGACATTCTCACGCGCAAGTCAAGGAGTGAGCAGGAAAGAATTGCTGCGGAGGAAACGGCAAAATATCGTCAAGACCTTCTTGAGATTCGTAGGCTTGCAGCAGAAAAAGGCCAAGCAGACCCATCTCAAGTTCGCGCTGACAAAATTTCAGCAAAAGCAATGTTCCCAAATCTTCCAGAAGATCAGGCTTACGCAAAATACCTGCGCGAAGTGAAGCATCTAAAGCGCCCATCAGCGCCTCCACGACCTGCTCTAATTACCCGTATGGCGCAAATTAGAAACAAAATAAAAAATGGCACTGCAACGCCAGATGAAATTGAAGAGTTGCGTATGTATGACGAGCAGCAAAAGAAAAGTTCTAGCATTCTTGACTACCTCTTACGGCAGCAAGAAAATCAGTAACGAGGGCTACGATGCCTAACTTCACGGTCATCGGTCCGGACGGAAAGAAATGGAATGTTCCTGCACCTGAAGGGGCAACCCAAGAAGATGCAGAAGAATACGTTCTAAAGTCTAAGTACGGAGTCAGTAAGCCTGCGCCCAGAAAGCAGGAGCCTGCTCGCGTGGACTTTATGCGTGAGGGGCAGGCTTCTGCTGCGCCGGCTTCACGGCCTTCTGTTAGGCCAGCATCGGAAACGCGCCCGGCTCCGGCTGTAGAACGACCTGCTGCGCGACGATCTCCGACGCCATTGAGCGTGACTTCGTTGCTTGTTGAGCCGGCAGCGTCGATGCTGACTGGCGTTTTGAGCCTGCTTCCGTCTTACGCTCGAGGCGCATACGGCCTTGCAAAAGGCGAGTCAGACCCGGAAGCCGCAGCAGCGATTCGCGAAACTCAGCGCAAGATGACGTACGAGCCGCGCAGTGAGATGGGCAAGTTGGGTATGGAGACGATCCGCCCTGCTGCGGAGGCCCTGTCGATTCCGTCGCAAATGATTGGCAAGGGCGTTGAGAAAGTGACCGGCTCCAAGGTTGCCAGTACCGTTGCCGAGGATGTGCTCGGGCCTGAAGTCCTGCTCCCTGGTGCTGTAGCGGCTAGAGGCTTGATGCGCCGCCGTGCGGCAGCGAAGGCTGTCCCTGAAGCTCCGCCTGCCGTAACTCCAGAGCCTCCGCCAGTTGTTGCGCCAGAGCCGCCGCCTCCTGTGGTGCCGGAAGTCAAGGGCAAGAAGGGAAAGAAGCCAAAGGCGTCGAAACTGCCGATTGTTAAGACGCCGGATGAAGTTAACACGCAAGTAGTGAAGTCTGAGATTAATCTTTCTCCAGACCCAGAACTTGAGGCTGCGCGTATCGCAGCGCGTGATCTTCCGGAGAACGTCGTCCCCGGCATGAAGACTGGCGAGCGCATAGCTCCTACAATTGAAACGCAACGCAGAATTACAAGCGCAGCCAAAGAACTTCTCGAAACGGGGCAGGTCAAAATTGATCCTAGTATTCCGCCGTTCTTGCAAGTTGCAAACCTGCTTCAGTCAGGTCGCTTGCGACCAGATGTGTACGTTGACATCCTTAAGCGCAACAACCTAACGCCTGAAGAATTTACACAGTCCTACGTTCAGGAAGTCTCTCAGGCCGGTCGCACGTTGCAGATCCTTAGCGATTTTAGAAAGCTTGAGAAAGAAGCCAAAGATGCTGTTGAAGGTATAAACACACAGGCTGCGGGCGGAATTATTGACGATCGCGGCATCTTTAAACGTATAGAAGACATACGTCGTGGATTGATGGTATCTCAACTTTCAACGGCGGTTCGTAACGGAACCGTTGGTGTTGGGCGATCTATTCTAGATACTGGCACAAAGTTGATTGACTTTGGCATTCAAAAAGCTACTGGCCGAATAAATCCAGATATGCCGCTTACTACGGCAGGAGATGCCTTCGGTCAGATTCTTAATCTTTTAAACCCGAAACAGTCGTACGATCTTACTAAGCGCATATTAGAAGTTCGCCCGAAGGAATACGATGAGATGTTCCGCCAGTACAACGCTGGCGTTGCGCTCGGAGGAAAGGGAAGCGACATTCTTGGCGCAGCCGAAAAGGGCGTATATGCGCTGAACGTCTTCAATAGATTTCAAGACAGCGTAATGCGTAGCGCCGTTTTTGCGGACTCAGTTGAGCGCGGCATGAAAGCGCGTGGACTCGATTTCCATGGGACGATGAAGTCTGGTCGCATGGGTGATATCCCAGAAGACATCGTACAGCGTGGCGTTCAAGACGCCATGGAGTTTACTTTCTCAAATACTCCAAAAAGTGAAGCTGGCCAAGCAATTGTTAAAGCTATTGAAAAAGTACCGCTTGCAACAATAGCTATTCCTTTCCCAAGATTTTTAGTCAACTCAATGCGGTTTATGACGGAGTACAGTCCGTTCGGTCCGCTTCATTTATTAAACAAAGCAGAGCGAGCTAAATTAGAGGCGAAAGGAAGTAAAGGTTTATATAAACCAGAGTACAGTACTGCACTTGCCAAATCGCTTGCTGGCTCCGGTCTTTTGTATGGCGCTTATGCATTGCGAGATTCCGAGTACGCAGGAGAGAAGTGGTATGAACTTAAGGGCGAAGATGGCAAGACAATCGACATGCGCCCGTATGCGCCGTTCTCTGCGTATCTGTTTGTTGGCGATGTTATAAAGCGCAATCTGGATGGTACGTTGTACGACCTGAAAGGAGCTGATATTACCGAAGCACTTGCCGGCATCGGCTCTGATAAAACTGGCCTGCAACTTGTAGACGGACTTCTTGGTCAGCTTAGACAAGATCCTGAGTTTGGAGCAAAGAAAGCAGAAGACTTCCTTGCAAAGTTAGGCGGCGAATACGCAGGTACATTCTTCATTCCGTTTCAGCAAGTTCGCGATGTCATGGCGGAATTCATGCCAGAGGAAGCCAAAGTTCGCCGGGTAACGGAAGAGCCATTAACTGGCCCAATTACATCAAAACTTCCTGTTGCTGGCCGTGAACTGCCAGAGTCGTTCTCGTACACCAACCCTCAGCCTCGGGTGCGCGAGTCGCCTGGGCTTCGTCAGGTTACGGGTGTTACGCAGATCTCTCCGAAGAACGAAGCCGAGAAAGAAATGGATCGGCTTCAGATTAAGGAGTTTGAGATATTCAAGCGCACAGGGGATGTTGATGCAGACAGGCTTGTTGCATCAAAGTCTGCTTCATTAATTAATGATGTTGTCTCAAAGTTTGTGTCTTCTCCTGAGTATGCAAACAAAACCAATTCTCAAAAGCGATATATTTTCAAACAACTTTTGTCTGAGGTTAATTCCGCCGCCCGTCAACAGGCGATGAAAGAAACCCCGGATGCGTTTTTGAAGGATGTTATTAAGAAGGCGCTAAGCAAGGATGAACTTCGCATTCTGGAAGAGGCAGGGGTCAAGTTCCCAGAGAAGAAGGCAGAGGGCGGGCTAGTTACTCCTGGGAACATTGATGTATCCAAGCTCCCCGCTGTACGCAATCCAGATGGTACTTACAGCACCGTCCGATCTATGGGCGTTAACATTAATGGTAAAGAAGTTCTTATTCCCACTGTCGTAAATGGCAGGGTTGTTTCTGAAAAAGAAGCCATTGATGCTTACTTAAAAACAGGAAGACACTTAGGAATTTTTTCTAGTCCCGAAGCCTCTACTGCTTACGCCCAGCGCCTTCACGAGCAGGAGGCACAGCGAATTAAGAAAGCCAAAGGCGGCGTGGTTTATACCCCCGCAGAAGAAGTCTTGCTAAGAAGATACGCAAGCAGGTAGAGTCAAGCCCATGAAAAAGAAGGACAAGTACACGCCTGTCCAGATCGAGGACGGCAAGTGGTATCGCGTCCGTGGGTATACGCACACGGAGTGTTGCGACTGCGCTTTGGTTCACAAGGAAGAGTTCCGGATGGTCGATGGGCACTTGGAGTGGAGAGCCACCCGAGATGACAAGGCCACCGACAAGCGCCGTAAAGAACTTGGAATAAAGGTGGATCGTGCCAAAGAGAATATCTGACGAAGAGTTCATATCAACTTGGATCAGACTTAAAAAGCCTAATGAAATAGCAAAAGAACTGGGGGTGTCGCAAAGGCCAATGATGTCCCGTCGCCGCAATCTTGAAGCCAAGTACGGGATTGCGCTGCCCACAGTTAACAAGAACAACTCTCAAAGTGATAAAACCCTGAAGGGGCACAGGGTATCCAAGATTGCTGAGGACCGAGCCCGGCGGTACGAATCAGAGATGCTCGATACGCTGGACGAAGGCGTAGTAATGATTGCTTCAGATGCGCACTACTGGCCCGGCATCGTGAGCCCAGCGCATGAAGCGTTCTGTAGATTAGCCAAGAAACTTAGTCCAAAAATGATCGTGCTGAATGGCGACATCTTGGACGGTGCCCGCATCAGCCGGCATGCCCGGATCATGTGGGAAAAGCAGCCTGAGCTAAAGGAAGAGATCCACGCTGTACAGGATCGGTGCGCGGAGATTGAGCGTGCTGCGGGTAATGCGAAGCTCATCAGAACGATTGGCAATCACGATGCTCGCTTTGAGAACTACCTGTCTGGCCGGATTGGCGAGTTTGAAGAAATGACCGGAACTACCCTGCTTGACTATCTGCCTCGGTGGAGAGCGGGCTGGTGCTTGCATTTGAACAGGGAGCAAGATGGTTGGCTTGCGATCCGGCATCGACCTGTATCCGGTGGGATACACGCCTCCTATAACAGCACCCTAAAGGCTGGCGTCTCTTACGTGCACGGGCACCTTCACAAGCTTCAGGTAACGCCCTGGGCGGACTATCGCGGCCGGCGGTATGGTGTAGACACCGGTACCCTTGCTGAGCCTTACGGGCCTCAGTTCAACTATGCCGAAGCCGGCCCGGTCAACTGGGCGTCGGGCTTTGCGGTCATCACCTTCAAGAGCGGCAAGATGCTTCAGCCCGAGCTGTGCGTGGTCGAGCACGGCAAGGCATGGTTTAGAGGGGAAAAGGTATGACTCGCTGCCAACAGTGCAGGCACTTCATCAAGACCTACGAGGACGAGGGCTGGTGCTCGAACGGTAAGTACTCCGGGTTTATCGAAGTCAAGTTCAACGAAGAGCGGTGCAAGGGAGAAGGCTTCGTTAGGGAAACCGAACTCCCTCTGACTCAGCCTTCTGCGCCTGAAGCGAATCCACATACGCTGTGATGATGGCTTCAATTAACTCATCGTATTGAGTAGGCGTAAAATCAAGGAAGTTGTACACCCCAATAGCCTCAATGAAGTACCCACCGGCAGCGGCTGCGTCGTTGATAGCGGCTTGTTCGTTTGGCGACTTGTCGATCATGTAATCATCCACGCACTTTAGTGAACAAAACCTGGCTGTTCGTCGGGTTTCCCCCGGTGGCGGGGAGTACATGAACCCTCTCGCCTCCCGATGACACATCGGGCATAAACCGAAACTCCGTAATCTCTGTGTACTTGCCATTCTTCTGAACCTTGATCTCGGTGGGTTTGAGTAATGCATCTGCATTACCAAGGGCGTCTGCGGTCGAGGTCGGCAGGATGCCGGGACCCTTCATGCGCTTGCGCCACCACTTCACTGCCTTGTCTCGAGGGTAACCCTTGTGGTCGAAGCAGACCCACTCCCGAAACACTTCCATTCCGGATCGATATTCCACGCGCATTGAGTCCGGCTTGCCCGGCTTATTGTGCCGGCGATAGAAGACCGCATTGACCTTCTTCCACTCGGCCGGAGCGTCCACGCTCATAATCGGCAGCGTCGTCGCCGTAGAGGCGATCTCAGGCTCTCTAGGGGGCCAGACATATCCACAGTCGGGACATTCCATGGAGCCCGCAAAAACGATGCTATGGCATTCTGGGCATGTCTTGGTCGGAGCCTCGCCGCCCTCTTCGCTACGCCGGGGCTTCTTGGGATTGACCTTATCCACCGGCCCGTGTCGGGCGACGTTGCCCGCAAAGTCCAGCACCAGGCAGTCCGTCTTGCCGGGCGAGTTACGCATCCCCCGTCCCATGATCTGTATGTACAAGCCGGTTGAGCAGGTAGGTCTCAGCACCGCAAGGAGGTCCACATTCGGGGCGTTGAACCCGGTCGTCAGAACTCCCATGGATGCAATAGCCCGCAGCCTGCCGGCCTTAAAGTCGCGGATGATCTCGTCCCGCTCTACCCTTGGGGTGTCCCCAAAAATGGTTGCACAGTCGATGCTGTGCTTTCCCAGCAGCGAAGCAATGTGGGTGGCGTGACTCACGCCAGAGCAGAAGATCAGCCACGAGCGCCGGTCCTTCCCGTACTCCAGAATCTCCTCCACCACGGCAGCGTTGATGTCGTCCTTGTCAACGGCTTTCTCGAGTTCCCCTTGGATATACTCGCCGCCTCGCATTCCAACCCCGCTCACCCCCAGCTGCGTCTTGGGTTGCTTAGATACCAACTTGGTCAGAAACCCCTCGCGCACCATGTCGGAAAGCGGAGCCTCGTACGAGACCGAATCAAACAGCGCATCCTTGCCGTCGTACAGGAGCCCCGAGTCCAGCCGATATGGTGTAGCAGTTAACCCAATCACCCGCATGTCCGGGTTCATCACCTTCAGGTTGTTCAGAAACTTCTGATACATCGTGTTGGCTTTGCGCGGAATTAGATGCGCTTCGTCAATCAAAACGATATCGACCTTGACGAACTTCGATGCCTTTGAATGCACCGACTGAATCCCACAAAACACAATCGAAGGTTCGTACTCGCGCTTGTTCAACCCGGCGGAGTTGATGCCGGCCGGGGCTTTGGGCCAGAGACTCTTCAGTTCATCGTAGTTCTGCCTGATCAACTCGCGAACGTGCGTCACTACCAAAATCTTCGTATCCGCCCACTGACCGAGAACCAGCCGGCAGAACTCCGCAATCACCAGACTCTTCCCTGTGCCAGTCGGCAGGACGATGACGGGGTTGCCATCATTCTCCTGCATGTAGCGCATGGTGGCTTCGATGGATTCATCTTGGTAGTAGCGCAGTTTAATCACGAGTCAAGTTCCTGTTTCGGTAATGATTTAATAATTTCTTTTGCGACATGTTTCACATGTTCAAGCTCTCTGTCAGAGAACGACATGATCAGGCTATATGCATACAAATCTAGTGCTTTCAAAATGATGAGCAAATCTTCTCCGGTGAGTAGCATCGTTGACTCAACGTCGTCGTCCGATACTTCATCTGGATCTATGCTGCGGTGTCTGTCCATACCGATCCGTCCCTCATCAGATACTCAACCCAGTTAGGGCCAGAGTTTATCTGCTCTCCCGGTATCAGATCGGGAACAAACAAGTGGTGTTCGCAGCCTCGTTTCTGCACTTCAAGATCCAAGCTCTTGTTATGCCACTCACATTTCCACCCGCCAGTCGGAAGCGGTGTACTGTGCAAGCAGGTCCTGCACGATTTCTGTCTCGGCATATCGTCGCCGTGGCACATCTGACTAAAGGTGCAGTACTTGCACTCGTGCCATGCCGGGTCGTTCGACAGTTTGCCCGGAGGCTTCGGAGCGAAGATGACGCGCTTCGCCTTCTCGACAAACATCTCCGCCTCTTCTTGTACGTACAACGTACACACACTCATCAGATCGCGAACGCCGGGTGAGGCTGCGGTAAGGTAGTGCTTCTTCGTCCCAAAGAAATGCATGTAGATCTGAGCCTGCGCGTAGTACACGTAGTCCCAGTTCTTCAGCGCGGTGGATTCATCCGTGAAGCGCAACTTCTGCAACTTCTTAAACTTGTTCTCGTTGATGACCTTGCACTCCCAGACGTAAAGTTCGTCCGGGTCTTGCAGGAGACCATCGATAAGCCCGTCGCAGTTACCGCGAAAGTGCCCGCCGATTGCCTCAAAAGAATGCTGAACACCGGGTTCCTTTTCCGTGGAAAGATTAACGCCAGGCACAAGGCGAAGCATGTCTGCAACTACCTGTTCGCCCCGATGTCCATCATTGATTCGTCGCAGCCCACCGGCTTCGATAAAGCCTCGCCTGACCCAGCGAAAGTTAAACCATAACTTCCGCTCACAAGGGTCTCCCACAGCAGATGCACCAAGGTATCCGCGTGGACTATTTTCTTGCAAAGATTCCATCGCAGCGTCTACAGCGCGCAACGTGAGATCTTCAGTGTCTGGAATCTTGACCATTTCTCCTCCAAGGGGAGGCGCGACATCCGGCAGGTGGGTGGCAATTTAGCAACGGGGGAGTTGCTATCCGGATGCCGCGCCTCTTTGTGTTACTTCTTGTGACGTTCCCACGGCTTCGGCGCAGCGGCCGAGGCAGTGGCAACAGGAGCAGCCTGAGGAGCAGCGGCTGCGGGGGTCGCCCCGTTCAATGGGTAGTACGCAGCTCGTGCGTCAAGACCACCCATCTTGTTTTCCTTGTGGGTAATATTGACCTTCATAGGCTTGAAATGCAACTGCTCGGTGTCCTCAAAAACAGACACGCCAACCGCGTTGCAGATGTTGCCCAAAGTCTTCTTAGCAATCTTGACAGTCGCCTCGCTCTTGTTGAAAAGATTGAGACGCTCCCAGAAACGACTGCCCGCGTACTTCGGACCCATCACCTCCAGCTCCAGCCAGATGTACTGACCGTCGCCCGCCTTCGTGTCGCGAAGATCCGACTGCACGATCTGCATCGTGTAATCCCCAGCCGGAAGAATCTCTCGGGTGTTCTGTGTGAGATCGCCAGCGTCTGCGACGTTGAAACTTAACTTTGCCATTTTAATTAACCTCCAGTTACGTTGTTCATAGCCGTGCTCAGCGCATCGGCAAACTTGTTGTATTCGAGCGAGAGCATGTCGGGCAGCGGCCAGCGAGACTTCGCCTGCCAACCCGGACGCTCTTGGGTGTACAGCACCCGGTTACCATTACCCACAGCGCGAGTGATCTTCTGGTTGAAACCCACATCACTCTTGACAGTCGAGTACTGCTGATTGGCAAACATCAGAATGTCGCACCACTCAGCAATCAAACTTGAGCTGCCGTGATGCAGGTCCAACTGATACCGGTCATACGGGTCAGCGAGAGGATCATCAAACCGCTTCACTTGCGTATGCGCCAGCACAATCACCTGCATCCCCTGCTCGTTGCGCAGGTAATCAAACGCATCAAGAATCTGACGCCAGTAATCCGACGCAGCCTTGTAGCCGCGACCGTACCCGATGGCATCGATGGTCTTGACGTTGTTGTCTTCCGCAACTCTCTTGTGAATCAGCTGCTCGGCCCAGTCCGCAGAGTCAAGCACCACGGTGCCAAACTCATGCGACTCCGATGCCAGGGCGCTGATGCAATCCATGATGTCTTCAAACTTCTGACACCGTGGGAAGGCATCGGCGTTGATGGCATCCAAACCTTCTTCGGTCTGGATGAACACCGGCTTCGGGGCTTGCGCCGCAAAGGTAGACTTGCCGATGCCGTGCGTGCCGTACACCACAATGCGTGGCGGACGAGCAACGCCTGTCTTTCTCAAACTACTTAGTGATATCGCCATCTCATTAAACTCCTTGAACAATGGTTACTGCGGTCTTGGCTGGCTTCACAGTTAATGCAGCCGAAAGGATCTTGTAGAACTGCGGCTCGTTGTTGGAAAGGTACTTGACCCCAGCATCGTCAAGCTCGCGCTTCATCTTCACAGGATGCAGACTCTCGGGAATCTTCGTTGCAATCTTTGCATCGAAGATGTCCCAATCAATCTTGCGGTTGAGCTTGCCAGTGATGGTGATCTTGAAAGCCCCGACCTGATGGGTCTGGGAACCTTCCTCTCTTGAACCGAGAAGAGCGATCAACTCTTCCTCGAGGGCTACTCGCTTTTCGGTAGCGTTCTTCTCTTCGATCTTTGCTGTAAACAACTCTTCTGCAATTTCAATTTCAGTTTTCATTTCAGGTTTCCTTGGTTTGTCGTTAATGCCGACATAGAGAGCGTACACCCCCTTGTGACGGAATGCAAGTGGTGGCATGATGTCACCCTCAATACAGCATGGAGCTACCCGATGAATGAGTTCTTGAGGTACATACGCGATAATGACTTGACGCATCAGCAGTTCGCTGCTATGTGCGGGGTTGACAGGTCAACCGTCACAAAGTGGATCAGCGGGTCAAGATCCCCATCGCCCAAGGCTGTGCGCATCATCAGCCAGAAAACAAAGGGCGAAGTCGCAAGCACTGAGGCAAGCGCGTCAGATCCCTATCACAAAAGGCTGATGCTTGCACTGCTCAAGAACGGACTCACCATCCGTGACGGAGCGAAGAAGATGCGAATGAGTCGCAACACATTGGCCAAGTATGCCAAGGGTGAGGAGGTTCCCAGCGCCCGGACCCGCGAGCGTATACACAAGTTTTTGGGTGTCAAATGATCGACCTGGTTATTTACGGAAAGCCCGTAGGGAAAGCCCGCCCAAGATTCGGTCGCAGCCGGTCGGGGAAGACCGTGACGTACACTCCGTTCAAGACCAAGATGTACGAGCAAGAAGTCAAGACTCTTGGGCAAGTTGCCATGTTCGGCAAGTCCATGTTAGAAGGGCCGGTAAGGGTCACGATCACGGCGTACTTTTCGCACAAAACGAAAACGGGATATCACACATCACGCCCTGATCTCGACAACATCATCAAGGCAATACTGGATGGATTGAACGGCATCGTCTTCCATGACGATGCAGCCGTTGCAGAAATCATTGCCTCGAAAAAGTACGGGGAAGATAGGGTGGAGGTTCAAGTTCAAAATGTCTGACAACTTCATGCACAAATTTGGCGCGAAGCTGAAAGATGCCGGCTATCGCGTAATCCCCATCATGCCGGGAACAAAGCGTCCAGGTCGGTGGGACGGTGGCAAGTGGGGGGAACTGTCGCGCTGGAACGATATCGATGCGCAACTTGCGCACATCGACATCTGGGCTACATGGCCGGGCTGCGGTATCGGAATCCTAGCCGGCGAGGTCGTCGCTATCGACATCGATATCCTCGAGCAGGATGTTGCCGTACAAGTGGGGCAGGTGTTCTCAAATATTCTTGGGCAGACGGACATGATCCGTATCGGTAAAGCGCCCAAGGCTTTGTACCTGTACAGAACCAACGAGCCGTTTAGCAAGATCTCCATGCACCCCATCGAAGTGCTGGGTGCTGGCCAGCAGTTCGTTGCTTATGCAATACACCCCGAGACTTGTGAGCCGTATCGCTGGCCGGTCAGCCCCCCGCATGAGACGCCCGTCAGTTCGCTGCCCCTCGTAACCAGAGAGCAAGTCCTGCACGCTTGCGAGGAAGCGTACAAAGTACTGCCGCCCAACCTTCGCAAGAAGGTACTGCGCACTGTCATCCCAGACAAGGATGTCAAGGCTTCGCAAGATGGACTCATCGGCACCTTTGCTGCGGTCGAGGACGCTCTTCGCTACGTTCAAAACCCAGACCTTTCTTGGGATGACTGGAACAGAATCGGCATGGCCATCTACTGCGCCACCGAAGCAAAGGGATTCACCATCTTCGATCAGTGGTCGCAGTCCTCTGGCAAGTACAACCAAATCGAAACCCGCCAGCGGTGGGATCACTACAGCAAGTCGCCGCCCACAAAGATCGGTGCCGGCACGCTCTATTTCTTGGCCCAGCAAAGCGGCTGGGTACCGCCCCCGCACATTGATCTCAACCCGATGAAGACGCCAAAGGTCGATCTCACCGGGCTAGATAAGATGGTAAAAAAGGTTACCCGAAGCACTCGAGAGAACTTCCCGCAGGAGTGGTTCCAAAGCCCGTCGCTGGTCGGGCGCGTTACCCGCTGGATCAACTCCACCGCCCAACAACCGCAGCCGACGTTCGCGCTGATGAACACGCTGTGCATGTTCGGCGCAATCTTCGGGCGGCGGTACGCAATGGCCAGGCTGAATACCCGCTGCAATCTTTTCGTGATCGCCGTCGCAAAGCCCGGCGCAGGAAAGGATCACTCGCGTCAGCGCATCAAGGAACTGATGGCACTGACCGGTCTCGGGCAGCTGATCTGCGGCGACAGGTTCAGCTCGGGTGTGGCGATTCTAAGAACGCTTCACGACTACCCCTCTCGCATCTCACACCTCGATGAGATGGGGCTGTACCTTCAAAGTCTGACGGCACGCAATGCCGCATCCCATCAGCGCGATATCATCAAGACCCTGCTCGAGGTCTACTCCTCCAGCAGCGGCGTGTACCACGGGCAGGAGTACGCAGACTCCAAGGATCGCCAGCGCCTCGACATCAATCAACCAAACTTCAACTTCTTTGGAACCACAACTCCAAGAACACTGATCCCCGCGCTGAACCACGACATGGTGGATAACGGAACGCTCAGCCGAATACTTCTCGTGCCGCCGTTCGATGACTACCCGGATGCGCAGATCCCCGACAACACAGAAGTCCCGCAGGACATCATCGAAGATATCCAACACTCGGCGCAGATCATTCCCTCAGGCATCGGCAACATGACCAATATCCAAGGGATTCCAAACTCCGCAGTCGTACCCATCGTAGTCGAGTGGGAAGATGCAGCCTTTGCGGAGTACAGCAAGATGCGCGAATGGCAAATCAACCAGGCACGCAAGGACGATGCCCTGTGGGTTCGGTACACCGAGATCACCGTAAAGATCGGAATGATCGAAGCAATCGCTCGCGATCCAGTAAGTCCTATCTTGACGTTCGATATTCTCAAGATGGCAAACGACCTAACTCGTTGGTCGTTCAACTACACCTCTGACCTTATCGTCAAGGAAATCTCGGAGAACGAGATCGAAGCCTCGCACAAGAAGATCCTAAACATTATCCGCAACTCTGGCGACGATGGCATGAGCACCACCCAGATCGCCAAGGTTTGCCAAGGCATGAAGGCCCGTGATCGAAACGAAATACTTCAAACCCTCGTCGAGTCCGGTGACTTGCTGGAAGAAGTAATCAAAGGATCGATTGGGCGAGACCGCAGGGTCTATCGCGCAAGGGTCAGATAAAAAAGCCCCGGCGCTGGGCCGGGGCAAGTCTCACAAACAGGAGATAACACGAGATAGCACGGGGGGATCTTATCCCCTCGGGTCTTTGTTCGCAAGCCAAGAGACGTACCACAAAGTCTTGCCGGCGTCCTGCTCAATGGCATCCTTGTGCCCGAGCCGCCAGAGATACGCCACTGCCGTCCCCTTCAGAAACCCCCTCCACTCATCGGGTGTCAGCATCGCTTTGATGGCATCGATGCATTCGATGTCACCCTTCTTGTAGTGACTTGGATTTACGGGATCGCTTCTTTCGCTTGGCGTGGCTGAGCTTTGCCATTCGCTGGTAGTGCTCTCGCGGTCTGCGCTTTTTATCTCCGCTAGCAGAGCTTCCACCTCGCTTGCCGATAGCGGCGAGGTACTGTTTGATGGCATCCTCATTAACCTCCATTTTTAAAACTCCCAGTTTCTAATGCACTCTTAACGCTTTCAATCACATTATCCCACGGCGAAACCATACTCGCTCTGGGGAAAACCTGAACGCTTGGGTACCACAGGCTGCGACCATTGCGGGTGTTGCCCCAGTACCACAACTTGTTTGCATCCATCAAAAGAACCGGTACACCCAGAGCACCGGCCAGATGAACGGTGGAACTGCTGATCGATACCACCACATCACATTGCATACAGATCGCAGCAAGCCCCTCAAAATCGCTCCAGAGGTTCACAGAGCTTGTCACGATGTTCGTGCCATGCTTGCGGTTGAACTCGTCAATGGCCCGCTTATCGCTGCCGTATTGCAGGTTTAAGATGTTGTAGTCGCCCTTCAAAATAGGCATCAGCTGCTCAAGATTGACGCTCTTGTGCGGCCCAATCTTGATGGCACTGCTGATCCACGACATCCCCACCGTCAACTTGTTCGGGTCAAGCGCAAGCTCCTGGCGGTACTTCTCAACCAGTTCAGGGTCAGCCGTCAGATACCGCCGGGCTGCGTGAACCTCAATGTCGTCCAGCTCTTGAATAAATGTTCCGCCAATGCTGGCGAACGGAATCTGCGTTTCATGTAACGCAGCCTGGACTTGATCCAAGTTCGACATGAAGTTGATGTCCGGCATCGACCGCTTGAAGATCGGCACCAGCCTAGGATCTACCATCGCCGTCACGTAACCCGCCTTCTTGCGAATGGCCGGGAGCAACGATCCGTAAATGATCTGATCCCCAATGCCCTGCTCACCCCAGACCAGCGCAGAATTCGCATTGCTGCTCGTAGTCCACTGCGGTTTCTGAGTGACCAGCTTACGACTCTTGAACCTCTCGCTCTGCCAGCGTTTTTCATACAACGGCCAGCCCGTCTTGAAGTCGTTCATCTGTAGCGACAGCAGACCCAAGATCCAGTTTGCATTGGCATCGTCCGGTGCAATTTCATTTGCTAAACGAAAGTCCTCCATCGCCTTGTCGTACCGGTGCATCTCCCAGTGCGAAGCGCCACGCTGAATCACTGCGTGCAAATACTTCGGGTTCATCTCGAGCACACGATCAAACTGAACAATCGCTTCGTCGTACTTTTGCTGAGAAGACAGGCTGATCCCAAGATTCACAAGGTCATCAACCTCGGGATTCATCCTCTTCATGGCTGCGCAGTAGTACTTCTCCGCCTCCGGGTAGTTACCCTTTATCTGGAAAAGACGCGCCTTCGCACGGTATGCAATCGGATCTTTCGGAGCGAGAGAGATCGCAAGGTTGCACAGATCCATAGCCTCATCCAGCTTGCCCGCCTGGAACTTGGCTTCAATCTGCTTGATAGTCTTTTGATGCTTTGTCATGTCATCGATGCCACGGCCATCCATTCGCGGCCGTATTCAACGTCGCACCAGTCCTTAAACCAAGGACCGCCCCTCGTGAAGTGAACCGCTATGGGATCCGGTTCGTCAGACGGTTTGTACCAACCCTCAAGATAGTTGTACGTCACCGGAAGGTAACCCATGACATCATCAGTGAGCCATTCAAACCTGTGAAGATAACTCGGTGTCGCAACATTCACAATCTCTGGCGTTAGTTGCTTAACTTGTTCATGCTCACAGTTGATGAACATGAATGAACTCCAGTTCTTGCGAGGGTAAAGATGCTGCGGTCGATGATCCATTTTGACCGTTTCGGTCGGCCGGTAATCGTGCGGTACAACGAAGCACGCTTTTGTCCGGTCGGCGTAGTCAAGCAGTCCCGCGATGTCCCGCCGGAACAGAAAATCGCAGTCGCAAAACAAGGCCCAGCCGGTATACCCCGCGAGGTATGGAGTAAGAAACCGCGTAATGCTGAACTCAGTAGACGCCTTCGCATCGAATCCACGCCAATAGACACCCTGCTTGCGCAGCTCGTACTGCTTTATCGGAACGATTTCTAAAGGAATCGAAGCCGTCGTCTGCAAAGACTTTTCACATACTTGATACGCAGCATCTTCGCGACTGTCGTATCCAACAAATATTTTAAGCATTTAAGAAAGCCTCTTTACGCGCCGGCCCCTTGTAGTGCAGCACCTTCGGTACTTGATTGGGTAATCGCCTGTCGGGCAGGCAGGCGTACTCGCTCTCCTCGATCTCGCCCACCAGCTCCGGCAGTAGCATGTGCGAGTACACCTTCAGCGCCTCTTGATCGCCATACCACTTGCGTAGCGGCTCGTCCATGAACCCCATCAGAATCGCCATGCACTTCCACGCATGATAGTTACTGGTCATCGTCATACACCCAAGGTACGGGTACAGCGTACCAAGCGGAATGCCGTGGTACTTTTTGAATGCACCGTCCCGCTGCTCCCCGTTGAACCCCGCATCGCGATCAAACGAGCGACGACAAAACATAACTTCGCGCTCGCCCAATACCGCAGCCGGTGAGAACGGAAGTACGAACAGCATGTCCGTGTCAATGTACGCGGCCGGCTGCGTGATCCTTGCCTCTGCAAATGCCTTCGTTCGCCAGTACATGATCTGCTCGTAGTTACCCTGCGAGTACTTGTAATCGTCTACGCCAGGTACCTGCGGAGTCGCATCATCGGTGCACATCGTGACCTGCGAATCCGGCATCACTTCCTTCAGTGACTTCACCATCTTCGTCGGGAATGTGATGTCAGCGCCAACGTGAAAGAATACAAAACGATTCACGCCTCTTCCTCCAGCATTTCTTTAATGATAATCACAGATGAAGTCGCCGACTGATCCTTGTACTTGAGCATCGATTCCGCTGCCAGTTGCAGGGTCTGCTTGCGAATCAGAACGGCCAGCTTGCAGATGATCTGCGGGTTGGTCTTCGGTGCTAACGCACCAGACAGATCGTATGCAGCAGCCATCTTTTCAACAAACTCCCAGTTGAAAACATCCAGCTCCCCGGTTGGCCCGATCTTGCACCAAACCTCCTCCGGGTTTTCCACCACTTGAGGCTTCTCCATGTAATCAAACTCGCTCATTTCGTATCCTTCCTTATGACTAGCATCTGGGGGTAGTAACTCAACTCTTTGACCGGACCTCGCGCATCAACTACGCGCATCAAAGTATCCATCAAATCCAAGATACTGCGCCGGTCGTTCACCGCGTTCGGATCAAAGTGGCTGCGGAACTGCTCAGTGTACGCCTTATTATAGGTACACCGCAGATCCTCAATTACGTAGTACCCGCCGGGTCTCACCCAATCCCAGCAGTTCTCAAACATCGCAACGATCTGCTCCGAAATGTGCGAAGCGTCGTCAATGAAAATGTCAAAGCAAAAGTCCGGCGCTTCCATCTTCGCTGGGTCGTCAATCACAATGTTCACGTTATGCAAGTTCTCGCATAACCCCGCGCACTCCGGGCGGATGTCGTAGCCGTAGATCGTAGAGCCTGGAAGGTAATTCGCGAATGCCCGCAGGCTCGCGCCGCATGCAATCCCCGCTTCAGCAATCATAAAGTCGCAGTCCGCTCGAGGAAGATCCTCTGCGCGAATCAGCCGGTCGATGAGGCGCTCGTACACATCAGTGTATCGGTGCTTGATCGTGCCCTTGTCGCTGCCGTATAGATCGCACAGCCCGGTCAGCGTCATCTCCCGTATGTTCACCTCGCCCGTGTTCGGCAAGTACTCCTCCGGCTTGACGGTATCCAGATACCGACGAACGCCGCCCCTCGACATTGGATCAATCATGCTTCCTCCTGCGGATAGCGTCGGCAACTCTCTTTGCCGTCAGACTTATGTTCCATGCTGCGTTAGACTTTGAGTTGTGTTCCCCCGCCGTCATCGCGTCATTCGCTTCATCGTCCGCAATCTTCGCACACGCCTCCCGCTCTGCTGCGGCAACAAGGGCGGCGAACTTGTCGATCTCCTCCAGCGAGGCCCAGGCGGGGATGAAGTAGTCCTCGGACAGGTCTGCCTTGTCCAGAAGCCCTGCCTTGCGGGCAAGTTTGCTCACTTCACGGCTAGGCAAGCGGTAATTTGTGGCCGGTTGCATCACCTTTGTCCGGTTACGGGGTCGTTTATGGCCGATCATGTCTTCTTGATTCCCTGTGCGAGAGCGAAAAACTTCTCCAATTTTTTCACTGTGATTTCCGTGTTGCTCGTTCCGAATACGATCCCGGCTTTCTCGGCAAGTTTGATCACGTTATATAACTCGCCGCCTTCAAGCGACCGGGCGCACTCTGCGCAGTGTGTTTTCCTACGCAGCCTTGGGTAAAGGTTGCAGTAGTCACAAGTCAGTTCCTTGTCCATCCACTGCCAGCCAAAACATATCCGCATCATGGCGCGGTGGAATGCGTGGGGTTTGCGGGTTACTCCAAACTGCTGGACACCCTCCGCCCCCGGCAGTAGCCAACGGCCTAGTTCTTTCTTCTGATGCACAGATGTCATTTGCTTTCCCCCCTCGCACGGATGGCGGCAGCGCATCGCTCAAGTGTTGGAATATGCGTCAATTCTGTTGGGTCTTGCGGCACCGGAATATCCTCACACACCTTCGCACACACCTCCCGCTCGGCTGCGGCAGCACGAGCCGAAACTAACTTGCAAAAATCTTCAAGCGCACCGTGAGTTGAAAGCCAATAATCGTTCCATACTTTCATGTCTTCGCTAATCATGGTTCCTGCACCCATCTTGCATCTTTGGCGCGTAACTCCTTCACTTCCTGCTCCAGCTCCGCAATTCGCTTGAGGTAGTACCATATCCGCTCGCGCATCTCCCGTATCTCTTGGCGGTACTCCGTTTCAGTGTGACTCCTTGCGTCCCACTCCCGCTGCCACGCCCCCGGCGGGCTTTCTCTGTCGATTTGCATGTCTAGTTCTCCTATAGATTCTTACCGTCTTGCCAGTGTCACTACAAAATGAATTCATCCAAACCTTTTTTGAGTCCCGCTCCATCACCGACTCGCAGTGAGAGCAGTAGTACTTCATCCCCACTGCTCCGCCATTGCAGATGCAATCCCAGCGTACGTCTCGCTGCGCTTCTTCCACCGGTCAGCAGAGGGCGGCATCTTGTGAATGCGAGCTTCTCTTCCCTCGACAATGTTGGTCGGATTTAGCAGCGGAAGATTCTTCAACCAAAGACACGTTGCCTTGGTCTCGCCATGCCCAAACTGCCACGGCTGAATGATCTGGTCGGGCTTTCTGATGCGGCTGCTGATAATGCTCACCGGATTCTCAAGCGCAATGCGCGGTATCGGCGCATCCAAAAGGAATCTTACAAACTCCAGCGCCTCCCCCTGCTCAAATCGCTTCTCCTTAAACCAACGCGCTCCGCTCACTGCAAGATGAGTACAAGGCGGGTGCGCAATCATTAAGTCCCACGGCAGTTCAGCCCACGGCTTGCCTCGCCCGAGAACATTACGCACATCGTCTTGGTAGTGGTGCTCGCTGCCATCGTCCGCCGGCAACAAGTCGCACGACCATGCGTCATGCCCCCGTTCGCGAAACGCACGGCGAACCGCACCAGAATACTCACATGCAATCAGAACCTTCACGATGCAATCACCCACCCGCACAGCATCCCAATAAAAAACATCACCACGCACACCACAATCTCACCCATCAGCGCCTCGCGCTGGCGTAGTTCAAACTCCTCGCTCATCCGATCCATCTTGTCTTCCAGCTTCCGAATCTGCGCTCGCAGCCGGTCTTGTGAGTACTCCATGTTCACCAGTAAAACCCTCCCGTGCGCCGGCGCGAGCACGCCCAGTTCGGCGGCGGTACGTGATTCCAGTCAAGTTTCGCCTTGTGCTTTAGTCTTCGTATCAATCGGTTCAAGCAGTTCATTTGGATCAGTCCTCGCTAGTTGGCTCTCGAGTGAGCGTATTTCTCTTTGCTTCTCGCGGATCAACTCCCAAATACGTTCGACTTTCCGTTGGCGTCGGCTTCCAACGCCCAACCGTCCATCGCCCGGTGCTCCGTCCCTCTTCGATTCCATCGCTTAACTCCCGTATCAGTTTGCGAGCGTGTAACAACCGCATCCGCTCGCTCTTGCGCTCCATCCATCGCAGAACCTCCTCCACGCGAGGCGCTCGCGTCGTGCTGAGGCGCATGAAGTGACACCGCCCACGGTGCTCCGTATGACATCGAGGACAGACCACCAACTTCTTCGGCGCCAGCCCCCAACGCTCGCGAAAGTCGTTCATTCGTACGACAACTCCCACTGCCTCGCCTGCTCGTCATCGTGCGCGTTCATATCCCGCGTGAATCGCACCGCATCCTCGATCTGAATCAGCGCGTCAATAGACTTCCCACCCACGTTCCAAATCTTCATCTGATCAAGCGGAATGTCTTGGCACTTCCAGTCATACACCGTCGCCACCACATCCCCCTCTTCAGTGTCAAACAACACCACCCACTCCGCCCGCGTGTTGTCATCCGCTGCCGTCAGCGGCTTACCAAACGTCTGGCGCAGCTCATCGTAAGTCGCCTCCACCAAACCCACAAAGTGAGTGCCGTTCGCTACCCGAAAATTATTCATCACCTGGTACATTGCTCTCTCCTAAAAGTAAGCAGATAAATTCACCAGTCCCAACCAATAATACCCAACCGGCTTGAGTAGTCAATCCCAATTTGGGATCACCTACTGCGGTGTCAGTTGCAAGCACCGCTGCGAAACCATCAGCGCCGTCTTCCCACCCGCTCGCGGGTACACCAGAAAATGCTGGCTGAAGGTGTTGCTCAATAACACAGAAGCATTCGCGACCCCCTTCTCAATGCCCTCAAAATCGTCCAGCACAATCAGCGCGTCGG